CACCACCCATTCCTTGTCTTACACGACGTTCTAACCCTCTCTCTTCATTACGAGCACGACCACGAGCTGCTTCTCTCTGCATGTGGTTTAAGAACGCTTGCATAAATGCACCGTTCAATATCGCTTGTTTTGCTGTTTCTTGCTGTGCTCTAGCTAGGTCATTCATTCCAGAACCTAACACATTCAACGATTGTGATATTTGTATTAACCCATTCTCTACACCACGAAGTCCTGTAACTAACGCACCAGTTACAGGTGCAGTAACAGAATTTTGAATTTCATTAGTTACGTTATAGTCAAATCCACCACGAAATCTACTTCTAAAATTTCCTGTAGGATCGGTTCCAGCACCACCGATACCCATTCTGCCCTTGGTTCTAGCAATTCTATCTCCACCAAATCTTGAACCAAGGGCTCTCTTAAAAAAATATCCTTTACCTATTCCTGCTTCTTCTAATGATGTTCCACCTTCTTCTGCCTTTTGTGATGCATAGGCACGTTCCTGTGACGCCATATCGGAAGCTTCTTTAAGACGCCTCCCAATTTGACCTGCAATCATACCCAGATAATCCTTATTACCTGTGGTATCAGTGTATGCTACGGTTCCTGCTGCCATTACTTTTGTTTTTGTTGATCTTGTTTAACTTGTTCCAAGTATTGCATTAATAATGAGACATATACTTGTCTTTCAAATGGCATCATATTTTCAAGTTCACTCAAGCTGTATTTATGGTGTTGCATCAAAGCAAAGTTAGTTTTGTAGTACCCCTCCAAACTATTGTGGAAGAGTGCTATCCGAAAAAACTTTGCAATCCTCTCAGAGTGTAATCAGATTCAACACCAGTATTAGGATTAGTCACCTTAAACTTGTGTTCAAGTCTAGGAGATGTCTCAAAAAATGTTTGTATTTTTTCTAGTTGTGAATTAGTCAAACTCTCTACAAATTGAACAAATTCTTTTTTGCTAGTAGTAGATTCATCAAATACCTCTTCTCCTTGAAATATCTGATCTATAGACTCTGCAATAACCTTAATTACATCAAAATCTTTAGTTTCAGTAAACTGTGATTCAATAAATCCGTCAAAAGAAGGATATTTCATAATAACTCCTAAATCATCAGTTAACATGATTTTGTTTTCATGTCCTTCTGGAAAAAATACATCAACATCAGTAAGATTCAAATTATACTTAACTTCTGTTTTTTCATCATCTTGACAGGTAATATTCATTTGTACAATTTCACCTACAGAAACTGCACGAATATTAAGGAAAATATATTCTAGATCAAAGGTTGCAAGACTTTCAAGTTTAATTCTTGTGGTAATACAAGCTTTTAATAGGTCATATACGGCGTTTTTAATATTTTTTTCATTATCCGTTTCTAACGCCATTAATAGTACTTTTTCTTCTTTTACTAAAAAAGGACGGAATTTAATTTTTTTCTTATTTGATGGAACTACCAAATCATACGTTGGTAAATCCATTGTTGGCAATGCCATAATATCTACTCCAAGGTCATATTTATATTTAGCGACTTTTTAAACAAAAAAATAGCGGGAAAAATTTTCCCACTTTTATGGAATTGAAAAGTCAATTTTGGTGCACCTATACAGTCAATGTAATATTATTATGCATAATTGTATGTCTAGTGTAATAAAGTTGACATGTAACTTTTGTTAATAAAGTAGATCCAAATTGTAATGGCACAGCATCAATAGCAAATGGCCATGCTCTCTCTAGTAAGTAAACCATAGAAGCTCTCTCTGGTTGACTGTCAGGACCTATTTCAGTTTTTGTAATCCTAACTGTTCTACAATACTCTTTTGGAAACTTTAATCTATTAGTTCTATTTGCTGGTAATGGTTCTATACGTCTATCTTCAAATGAAACTGCGTCTTCTATAACTTCTTCATTGAAGATATCATTGTACCACTTATTCATGTATTTTAATGGTGTCATATTAGCATCACACTGGAATCCAAGTTGAACTTCTGTGAAAACACGGGTGTGTGGATAGTTTACTTGACCTTCACCAGTGTATCTACCTTCAAGAGTTCCACTTGCTGCTTGAGTATTTGGTAACTGTGCTTCATCACATAAAAACTTGAATATATTGTTTTCAGCGGGTCTACCATCTTCTTCTAAAATTTCCACTACAAAATGATTTGCTAGTGACATACCGCCATTGGCATTCATTGTAGCTAAGAAAGTATTGATAGACACGCTAAATAAATATGTTGGATCATTTGTATTTATGGCATACTCTGGGTATTTTAAACCTAAGAACCCAAAGAAGTACCGTGGCAACCCGACAAATATTGTTTATAGGTCGCTATGGGAACGAAAGTTCATGGTGTTCTGTGACAATAACCCTAATATATTACAATGGGGAAGTGAAGAAATAATTATACCATACAGAGCTCCTGATGGTAAGGTGAGGAGATATTATCCAGACTTTTACATTAAAGTTCGTGAAAAGTCTATGGATCTCACAAAATATATTATTGAAATAAAACCCAAAAAGCAAACACAACCACCGAATGTTAAAAATAAAAAAACTGCTGCCTATCGTAATGCTGCATTAACATACGCAAAGAACCAAACTAAATGGTCTGCTGCTCGTGAGTATTGTGAAGACAGGCAGATGAATTTCTTAATACTAACCGAGGATCATTTAGGAGTATGAAACAATGGCAACAACACTATTTGAAAAAATTAGTGCCAAAACTGCAGGAGAAAAGAAATCACTAGCGTGGTATCGTTCTGCAGTAAAGGCAGAAGCTAGTTCATATAAGAAAAATTTTAATAAGTATATTTTAAAAGAGAAGAGTGATAACATTGGTGCTGTAGAAGACCAAGATGCCAATGAACTTCGTAGATATACTGTGCAAGGTCACATGTACATGTTTGAATACAAGGCAAAGATGAAACACTTGCCTTATTTTGATAAGTTTCCGCTTGTATATGTTTTAAAAGCAAGTAGAAGTGAGTTCTGGGGACTCAACCTACATTACTTGAAACCAAAGAAAAGAATTCAAGCTACAAAAAAATTAATGCAAGGTAGAATTGACTTTCCTAAGAAGTGCTTCCATAAATACCTACAGCCTCATGTTGAAGGTTTGTTTTTAGATCTAGCTGCAAGTGAATGGGATACTGCTATCCTTCTCCCTACAGAAGATTTTGTGAAAGAAATTAATGGTTTGTCATTTTCTATTAAAAAAGAGGATGTCTGGAAAGAAACTGATGAGACCTTCTACGATAAAATCAGAGGACAAAGAATTGTCCGAGGTTATGGCACTACACAATCTAGGGAGATGGCAACGTAATGGCAGAACCAGTACCACCAAAGATAGGAGAATGGAGATCAAAGTTAACCTCCAAAGGTACTAGATACCAGACATGGAATGGTAAATCTTGGCAACCTACTAACGGAAGCAACGTTAAACCTCGTGAAAAAAGACAATATCAACCAGAAGGTTACAATGATCCCTATGAAGATTATAATCCTTTCTTAGAAACAGAATCAACCATAGCAGATAAATTTGGTGGGAGTGGTACTGCTGTAAATGGTGCTGGAGGTTCCGTCAGATATCCTCATGACATGAGAATTAGTGAAGCTGAAGACTTTGTAATGTTTGATTTCTATGATTACAAACCACCTTTTCAAGGTAAGAAATCATTAAATGATGTTGGTGGTGAATCATATGCTAACCTGACTTTAGGTGATTATAATGCTACTGGATTTGCAGGTGAATATTTTAAAGACAAGGCATACCCACAAATTCTCATGTATATGCCACAGGATATTCAAGATGCATTTAGTGCAAAGTGGGAAGGTAAGAAATTTGGACAAATAACAACTGGAATAATTGCATCTGCTGGTCAAGAAGATAGTGTTGATAAAATAAAGAGTGGTGTTGATACCTTATCAAAAGCATTTGATAAAGGAAGCGTTGAGGCAGCTGCTACATTTGTCACTGGTCTTTCTAAACAAATAACAGGTGATACTATTTCTGCAGGTGATTTGTTTGGTGGTATCTCTGGGGTTGCAAGAAATCCAAACGTAGAAGTTCTATTTCAAAATATGGAACTAAGAACATTTGATCTTTCATTTAAGATGGCACCGTTTGATGATCAAGATGCTCTAAGAATAGAATCTATCATTAACATATTTAAAAAAGCAATGCTACCTCAGTATAATCTAGGTAAAGACGTTAAGGTTTTTGGTCAAAAAAATAACGCATTAAAAGCTGGATTCATTCAAGTTCCTAAGGTATGTGCTGTCAACTTCATGAGAGGTTCTGGTAGGAATAGATTTCTTCCTAGATATAAGATGTGTGCTATCACAGATGTCAACGTAAACTACACTCCTGATAATGTTTATGCAACTATTGATAGAAACATGCCAGTAGCAACAGAATTAAAAATTAGTTTCATGGAAACAAAACTTGTATTCTCAGAAGACGTTGAAGAGAGAGGTTTCTAATGTATTTTGATTTAGTACCAAACATAGAATACGATGAGAAACCAATCAGCTATCCGTTCTCGGAATCTGATTTTGTTGTAGCAAAAAATTTCTTTCGTAGATACAAATTAAATGATGATATATTTTCCTATGCTGTGTACTTTAGTAAGTATGCAATCAAAGATGGAGAACGTCCTGATAGTTTAGCAGAAAAAGCTTATGGAAATGTATTCTATGATTGGGTTATCTTATTGACAAATAATTTGGTCAATGTACAGTACGACTGGCCAATGACTAACTATCAAATTAGTAAAGTATTGGAGTCAGAATATGATGATGCATACAATGAGATAGATCACTATGAGACAATAAAGATAGGTCAATATCCTGCAGGACTACGTGTTGATGAAGCATTCTATAATGCACAACACAAAATCAATGTAGATGGCACTGTGTCAATAAAAAATGGCAGTGAGATCTGTGGTCCTGTTAGTGTTGCTGAACAATTTTATAGAGACAATGAAAAGAAGAGAGAAATATATTTACTTAAACCTGCTTTCTTTCAGTCATTTGTAGATGACTTTAGGAAAAAGAATTTATATAAAAAAGACGCCAACTATATTAGTCAGCGTCTTAAGAAAACTGGTTGACTT